CTGCGCACGTAGCAGTGGGATAAAGGGGAAGTCTAACAAACTTTCCGCTAACTATTGGAGCCGTAGGGCTTGGAATTGCTAGGAGATTAACATGCCGAAGGTAGGTAAAAAGACGTTCCCGTACACGAAATCTGGCAAGGCGGCGGCTGCCAAAGCTGCCAAGAAATCCGGCAAGAAGATGACGAAAAAGAAGGGCTATTAATGGCGAAGACGTCGAAGGCAGTGAAGGCTAAGGGAAAGAAAACCCAAACGGCCAACATGAAGCACAGCGATTGTCCGTGTACGCAAGGATAGGTCATGCCAGCCAAGAAGAAAGCTGCGAAAAAAGACGCTTGCTACCACAAGGTAAAGGATCGCTACAAGGTTTGGCCCTCGGCGTATGCGTCGGGGGCACTTTCTAAGTGTAGAAAGGTTGGCGCTGCTAACTGGGGTAACAGTAAGAAGAAGAAGTCCAGTGGCAAAAAAAAGCGGTAACTCTCTACGTAAGTGGTTCTCCCAAAACAACGGTAAGGGCTGGATTGATTGCAAAACAGGAAAGCCTTGCGGACGAAAGAAGGGCGAGAAGCGTAAGAGTTACCCAGCCTGTCGTCCTACGAAGGCTCAATGCTCAAGCGCGGCGAAGAAGAAGACCAGCTCCAAGAGAATATCTTGGAAGAAGAAGTGAACATGAAACCTAAAGCTCAACTTAACTCCCTCATAGCCCTTTCTAAAAGCGAAGGCTGGCAGACAGTAAACGAAGTCATGAAGGACGAGATACTAACTCTTGCTCTTCTCATGGCGAGAACGAAGGAAATGTCCTCACAGGAGATCGACTTTAATCGAGGCGCAATATGGGCGGCAGAGCAGATGCTCAATCTCCCTTCACGCTTAATTCACAAGATCGAGGGAGACCTCGCTCTTGAAGAAGTAACAGGGCCGCCAAGGCCGCCCAACTAAGGATCAGAACTATGGCTACTCCCGAAGAACAGATGCAGCGTTTGGCAGCTAAACAACTAGGCCCAGACCCGTCGGCCCAAGCGCCAGCGCCAGCACCAGCGCCCCAGCAAGAAGCTCCCCCTACGAACCAAGAGAAGGCAAGCGTAGCTGGCCCCGTCACAGAAGGCGATAAGTCGGCTCAGGAGCCGATGTCTTATAAGGTAAACATCGGGGGCACCGATAGAAACCTATCGCCAAAGCAGATAGAAGAAACCTTCGGTCGCTATCGTGACTTGAACTACAAGCAGATGCAGAACGCACCAATCAACGACGTAGTTAACTCCCTGATGGAGAAATCAGGTGGCTCGCCCGAACAGATTGCAGCTCTACTGCAAAAGTCGGTACAGGCGTTTACGAAGAACACGCAGCTAGGTCAGAAACGTCCAGCCCAACAAGGCGTCGCACAACCACAGCAACCTACGCCTACGGCCCAGCAGCCTAACCTTGACGCTGAGTTCCAGAAGTACGAAGACGATAACGCTTTATCCTTGCCTCCGGGCTATCGTGAAGCTGCTCAACGTATGAACCGTATGGAACAGCAGATGCAGCAGAACCTTGGAATGATGAACCAAGTTCTCGCGGCGAGCAAGCAGAACGCGCAGCAGGGCGCAGATGCAGGGCAAAACGCGCAGGGTGATCGAGGCGAAGCAATAAAGCAAACCATCATGACTAACCTTGACCAAGCTCAAAGCGCGGCTGGTCTACCTGACGAAGATGGAAAACAGTTTATGGCCTACGCAGGCGAACGCGGTTACACCATCGAAGACTTCGTAGACAAGGCTCTTACGCAGAAGGTCGTGTCCGACTTTAAAAACGCTAAGAACACGCCAGAGCTTGAGCGGCTACAAAGCATGGCTTCCAAGAGAGAAGCGTACCTCAAGTCGGAAAAAGGTTCCCCTCAATCATCTGCTCCAGCTCAACAAGGAGACGAAATGATGGGCAGGCTTACAGCGAAAGCGTTAAATCGCTTTAACACCGCATAAAGGACGAACTCTCCGACACAGTTCTCCATATTAGGGTCGTACCGATTTGCGCTACGGCCCTTTTACGTCGGAACTTACTGAGAAGAACGAAGTCACGTGTGATATTCCACTGCTTTCCGAACTCTCGCGAGAAACGTAATTTAACTAGGAGGACAGCAAGATGGCTGCTCTACAAGGATTGCGCGGAACAGGTCAGTTTGACGTAAACTTCCGCCCTAAGAACTACCGCGAACTTTTTACACTGCTTGAGCCAAACGGCAACGCACCGCTCAACGCACTACTCTCCATGACTAACTCAGAAGCTACGGACGATCCTGAGTTTATCAACTTCCGCGACGAACTTCCCGCCAGGAAGCTACGTGTCAACGGAGCTGTTGCTTCAACGTCTACAACCTCTGTCACAGTCGACGCAGGAAACGATAACTTGTTTGCCGTAACTGGTACAATAATCGTGAACTCTGAGACTGGCGAAGTAATGCGCTGCTCTGCTGATAGTTCGGCTACGACTTTAACCGTAGAACGTAATATCGGCGGTACGTCACACCAGATAGCGGATGATGCATATCTCTTCATCGCTGGTTCAGCCTACGAGGAAGGGGCGTCAAGCCCGACTGGTGTAAGTTTCGATGCTACCACATCATCGAATTTTACGCAGATCTTCCGTACGGCCTATACGGTCACAGATACGTTAAAGGCTACGAACCTACGGACTGGTGACAAAGAAGACGAAATGTCTACTAAAGCTCTAAAGATGCACATGATGGATATCGAACGGGCTATGTTTTTTGGCAAGAAGCACGAAGCAAACGGTTCTACGAACCAACCGCGTCGTTTCACTGGCGGCCTAACAAACTTGATCACATCGGTAAATGACCGTTCTTCTTCATCCAACACGATGACAGAAGATCAGTTTGACCGTGTATTGATCGAAGACATCTTCGCTTTCGGTAGCAAACAGAAGATCATGTTCTGCGGCGCGAAGGTCGCTGGGCACTTACAGAAGTTCGGTAAGGATCGTTGGAAGCCCGAATCCGTAGAAGGTGCGTATGGTGTAAACCTTACCCAGTATTCTACGTTTGCTGGTGATCTCATGGTGCATTTACATCCACAGTTCCGTATGGTTCCGGCGATGGACAATGCAGCTATCATCATCGACTTCCCGTATCTCAAGTACAGATACATGGAGGGACGTGATACGCAACTCCTGACAGATCGTCAGGCAAGTGATAGCGATAGCTCCAAAAGTGAGTACTTGAGCGAATGTGGGCTCGAAATGCTTCAAGACAAACCTCACGCATATATCAAAAACTGGACGCTTTGCGCCTAATACAGCCGCTATGAGCGTGAACATACTATTAAACGGGGCGCTTCGTGCGCCCCGTTTGCGTTAAGGACGACTGTCTATGCAAAAAGGTCGATAACAAAAGTATAGTAAAACTCAGGAGTTATCATGGCACTTAAACGCGCCCGTACAAAATCAGGCCACTACAAGGCAGACGACCCTTCGACACCAGAAAACGAGGCTTACGAAGAGGTTACGCCAAGCAGAGTTGCGAAGCAGAAAAAAGCACCAGTTAATACTGAGAAGAAGAAGTTTGTCTACTTCGTCTCAGCCAATCAAGAGCCTGCCGCGTTTGACGTAAGGATGGGCGAAGACACCGTAGATGGCTACTGGGATGAGGGCCGAGAGCATGTGCACTGGAAAGTTCCACACGACAAGGTCGACGCCATGATGAACCACCACCACGTATTTACTGGACGGATTATACCAGCCGAGGATGTCTAATGGCCGAAGTATCTACCATCAAAGCCTTCGAGGCCCAACGTAGCGCATTTACTCCGCTCGAAGGTCTCGTCCGATCCGCCCTCACAAGGGCAGGGAACTTCTCTCCCTCGCGTATTGACGGCGAGGTCATGATGATGATGATAGAGCTTGCCAACCGTGTGATAGAAGAAGTTCGCCGCCACCCATACTGGACTGGTGGCGACCTCGATTACTATAATGACCAGACGCAGTCTCGCGCCATTCCCGACTTGATAATGATTGACGGCCTAACGGCTCACTATCTCATTCAGCAGGGTAGCGAGAAAGCGATGACATTCTACCAGTTATACACGGCAGGCACGAGCGACATGCTTTGGGATCGCTACACTCGTGCAGACGGAACTACGGGCAACGCGGAGATACAAATTTCAATTACCGACGGTGGCAGCAACCCTGCCTACAAACCAAGCATCTCAACTAAAACGACGACAACATGAGCAGACTTTCCTACGCACCGATAGCAGTATCGACCGATGCCACGACGTACTATGGCTTCAAGGGTATTGATAGAAGTCGCGACATTACTGCAATGGAAACGCAAGAAGCTCAGAACTTTTGGTTGCTAGATAACTGCTTTGTAGATTACCGTGGGCAGCTTATTAGGGATGCTGCGTTTTTTTTGAAAGCTGGATCGAACAGGTTTCCAGTTAATACCCTAAGATATTACAGCCGCGATGATTTTGTATTTGCAGAAGAAGATGCTAACAGCACACATTTGGGATCGTCTGCTAGTTCGGGTCACAGGGTCGAAAGCGCATATCCTAAAACTGCATCAGTATCTATGACAAACTTTCAAGGTAAGGTTCATACATTTTCTCGCGGAGAAAAAATGTATAAATATGATGGCTTAAACTTTGCCTCATCCACAGCCTCTATAAAGCCATCATTTGGTGTCCCGATACAAAGACGCCTTGCAGTCGCAGGGTTCAAGGATCGCCCTACTACCGTAGAGTTTAGCCGCGTTGATAGCAGTGATATTTTCTTAAACGAAGAAGCCCCGTCAACACAAGTCACACGAGCCAGCTTTATCGACATCAGTAACCTGATCGGTACTGCCGATGAGATCGTGGGCTTAGGGACGATGGAAGCGAACAGGCTCGCAGTGTTCACGAAGGATCAGACGCTCGTCTATATCATCGACCCCGACCTCGAACAGTGGCAGCTCGACAGTCGCGCTAACCTACGCA